CTATATTATTTTTTAGGAGGCATAGTAGTAGGAATGTTTATTGTACTGCTTGCCTATTTATTAACAAGGAGATAAAATTATGTATGACCCAGTTGTTATAACTCTGTTAGAAAAGAATGTAAAAGAGTTACAAGGACAGTTAGTTAATGCTAATAAAAGAATCAAAGCATTGACTGATGAAAATTATAATTTAAGAAGAGAGTTAGGAGTACAAAAAAATGGTGGAAGACAAGTTACAAATAACTCTGGTGGAGTATGGTTAGGAGATGCAGAGATGCCAGATGCAGAGCATTTAAAAGATGAAAAGTGATAGAGAAAGAAGATTACAAGCTACCGGAAGGTGGTTTCAAAAACCAAAAAAAATAAAATACTTGTGGACAAATAATATATTTCCACTATTATTAATTACAAGTTTATTTTTTTTATTATATAATTACTAGGAGAAAAGATATGGAAAATCTCTGGGATAAAGATGAAAAAAGAATGTACAGAAAATTATTTAAGGAGTACAAAAGAGAAGGTTGTTCTAATGAAGAAGCTAGAATATATGCGAAACAGGATTGTAAAAATAGTATAGGTCTAGATATTGATTCAGCAGAAGAATTATATAAAGCTACCTTAAAAGATTTTTCTTGACATTATGAAAAAGTTTATTATAATATATAAATATATATATAATATTATTAATAATTATATTATAAAATATACTATTAATTTATTTATATTATTATTATTACTATGGGTATTATATGTATTTATTATGATGATATATTACACATTTAAATAACTAGAAAGGAATATAAATTGTTAGAATTTTTATTATGGTATACAGTCATATACACTGTCATAGGTTTAACTAATGCAATGGGTATGATGTAATGCAAGGTAAATGGATAAGTAGAGGACAATGCCCTTGTGGTGAATCAAGTAAAGGATATAACATTCACGCTGATGGACATGCCTTCTGTTTTTCTTGTAACAAAAGATTTAATAATGTTGGAGAGGCAAAAATGGAAGCAAAGGTTGTAGATATACAAAACAAAGTTGCTAGTACAGGTGATTATGGTAGCATAGGTGATAGGAGAATATCAGAGAATACTGCCAGAAAATATAGAACAAAGATAAAAACAAATGGTTCTATTATATCGCATCACTACTACGAGTATTACAATGCAGAAGGTAGCCACATTGCTACAAAGATTAGACAAGTAGATGGTAAAAGAATATGGTCACAAGGAGATATGGGTGATGCCTTACTATTTGGACAGAATTTATTTAAGTCCGGTGGTAAATATATTACTATCGTTGAAGGAGAAATAGATGCTATGTCTGTGTATGAAATGTTAGGAAGTAAATGGGCAGTAGTATCAATTAAGAATGGAGTGCAGAGTGCTGTACAAAATTGTAAACAACACTTAGAATATTTAAATAGTTTTGAGAATGTTGTGGTATGTTTTGATACAGATAAACCAGGGATTGAAGCATCTCAAAAGGTTGCTCAATTGTTTGAGCCTAACAAATGTAAGATAGTTAGACTTGACCACAAAGACCCAAATGAATATTTAAAAATGGGTAAGGCGAAAGAGTTTGTACAAGACTGGTGGAGTGCAGAATCTTACACACCGGCAGGCATTTTAAACTTAGCAAAGTTAGGAGACTCATTATACGAAGAGGAGTATTGTGAAACTATTCCTTATCCTTGGAGTGCTATGAATGAAAAGACTTATGGTATGAGAACAGGAGAGTTAGTTACATTTACTTCCGGTGCCGGCATGGGTAAGTCTTCTATTATGCGTGAGCTTATGCATCACATTCTAAGAAACTCTAATGACAACATAGGTATACTGGCACTAGAGGAGAGCACAAAGAATACTGCTTTTAATATTATGTCAGTGGAGGCTAATGAAAGATTATATATCAAGGAGATACGTAATCAATTCTCAAAAGAACAGTTACACAAATGGCAGAAAGATACCATAGGCTCTGGTAGATTCTTTGCCTTTGACCACTTTGGTTCAATAAGTAATGATGAGATATTATCTAGAGTTAGATATATGGCAAAGTCTTTGGATTGTAAATGGATATTCTTAGACCACCTATCTATCCTGGTGAGTGGACAAGATGAGGGAGACGAAAGAAAATCTATTGATGTATTGATGACTAAGCTACGTTCTTTAGTAGAAGAAACAGGTGTTGGTTTATTATTAGTATCTCATCTTAGGAGACCAACAGGAGACTTAGGACACGAGAATGGTAAAGAAGTTACTCTTTCACACTTGAGAGGTAGTGCAAGTATCGCACACTTATCTGATAGTGTGATTGCTTTGGAGAGAAATCAGCAAGCAGATGATGAGGTCATTGCATGCACAACAACAATTCGTATTCTCAAAAATAGATATACAGGAGAAACAGGAGTAAGTTGTTACTTGCATTATGATAAAAAGTCTGGTAGAATGTCTCAAATAGATAATCCTTTCGAGGATGAATTTAGTAATCAAGCACAAGGAGTAATATAAAATGAAGTGTTGGCATTGTGGAACAGAATTAATATGGGGTGGAGACCATGACGGAGAAGAGGGTGACGAACACGATATTGTAACTAATTTAAGTTGTCCTAACTGTGAGACATATGTATATGTGTATCACACATTTAATTTTCCTACTATGGAAAAACAAATGGAATTGTTTGACAAAGAACCTGAAATGTGGTATCATTACTGTGATGAAGAAAAAAGTGAGATGGAAGTAGGTAAAGGAGAAGAATGTAATTGGTGTGGTGCAAGTGAAAGTAGTTCTTGATATTGAAACAGATGGGTTTAATCCTAGTAAGGTACATTGTATTGTAGCAAAAAATATAGATACAAATGTTGTAACAGTATTTGACCCTAGCACTATGTACAGTTTTAATAACTGGGCAAAGCAAGTAGATAAATTTATTATGCATAATGGTTTATCATTTGATGTTCCGGTTCTTAACAGATTATTAAATTCAAACATACTACCAGGTGATGTCATTGATACATTAGTTTTATCTCAGTTGTTTAATCCTATACGAGAGAAAGGACATAGCCTAAAAGCATGGGGTGAGAAACTAAACATGCCAAAGGGTGGAGAAGATGTAAACTTTTCTAAGTATGATTTTAATATGTTGAAGTATTGTAAACAAGACGTAGAGATAACACACGCTGTTTACAATGAATTGATAAAAGAGAGTAAAGGTTTTTCTAAAGAGTCCATTGATTTAGAGCATGATATCAGATTAATTATTGACCAACAGGAGAAGAATGGTTTTGCTTTTAATATACAGAAAGCACAGGAGTTACTAGCAAAATTAAAAGATGATATCTATGATTTGGAGCAATGGTCATTAGAAGAGTTTGAACCTACCATTGTAGAGATGAAGACAAAAACTAAAGAGATACCTTTTAATATTGGTTCTCGTCAGCAGATAGCTGATAGACTTATGAAGAGAGGTTGGAAACCAAAACAGTATACAGATAAAAAGAATATTATTATTAATGAAGCTGTTTTAAAAACAATCAAAGAACCAAATTTAAAATTAATTGCAGAAAGATTTGCAAAGTATTTCTTACTGCAGAAAAGGGCAGTAATGGTAGAGTCTTGGATTGAGGCATGTGATGAGAGTAACAAAGTTCATGGCAAGGTAATGACACTGAGAACTATTACTGGTCGCATGGCACACAATTCACCTAACATGGCACAAGTTCCGGCAGTCTATTCACCATATGGAAAAGAGTGTAGAAGTCTTTGGACTATATCAGACCCAGTAAAATATAAGTTAGTTGGGACTGATGCTAGTGGTTTAGAGTTACGTTGTCTTGCACATTATCTTAATGATGTTAATTATACAGATGAGATATTGAATGGAGACATACACACTAAGAATATGGAGTTAGCCGGAATAAAAAATAGAGACCAGGCAAAGACATTTATATATGCCTTTCTTTATGGTGCTGGTGCAGAAAAGATAGGTAAGATAGTAGGAGCTGGAAAGGAGCAAGGTAATGTATTAATAAAAAGATTCTTGTCTAACTTACCCTCATTAAAAAGATTGCGTGAGCAAGTAGAAAATGCCGGTAGAAGAGGAAGAATTAAAGCTATAGATGGAAGATACTTAAAGGTTAGAAGTTCTCATTCAGCTTTAAATACTCTTCTACAAGGAGCAGGTGCTATTATTTGTAAGCATTGGTTATTACGTATTACTCACAGAGTTTACAATAAAAAGCTAGATGTTAAGTTAGTGGCTTCTGTTCATGATGAGTATCAGTTTGAAGTAGCAAATAAAGATGTGGGAGAGTTTTGTAGCATCACAAAGATTGCGATAAAAGAAACTGAAAACTTATTAAAGTTAAGATGTCCCTTAGATAACGATTATAAAGTAGGAGTAACATGGGCAGAAACACATTAGAACCAAAGAAAGAAGACAGAAAAAAGTTTGACATAGATTTACAGTATGGTAAAGTAAAAGAAAAAATTATTGCTGACATGCTACAAGATAAAAAGATAGAAGTAAAATCTGAAAGAGGTATGTGGTTAAAGACTGGTAACATAGCTATTGAATTTGAAAGCTATGGCAAGCCTAGTGGTATCGCATCTACCGAATCAGATTACTGGTTTCATAATCTTTGTATTGAAGATGAAGTATATGGAACACTGGTATTTAAAACAGATATGTTAAAGAAGATTATAAAGAATACACCTAACAAAAGAGAAGTCTCTGGTGGAGACCATAATGCTTCTAAGATGTATCTAATGAATATCCAGAAATTATTTAATGTAGATATAATTAAAAAAAGTGTTGACAATGATACTTAAACTATGCTATAATATAATTTTAATAATAAAAAAGGAGTGCACATGAGTGTAATTAGTGGAACTGCTTATTGGGCAAGCATAACAAGCCCAAACACAACATTTGATGCAGATGGTACATGGAGTATTGATGTAGGTAATCTGGATGCAGACAACAAGGCTCTCGCAGAGAAAGATGGTCTTGCTATAAAGAATAAAGGTGATGACAGAGGAGACTTTGTTAGCATCAAACGAAACGTTAAAAGAAAAGATGGTAACTTAAATAGTGCACCGGAAGTTCTTGATGCTCAGAAGAGAACCATGATGAATACATTAGTAGGTAATGGTTCAAAGGTAAACGTATTATACACCACATACGAGTGGAAGTATAAAGGTAGGTCTGGTGTTTCTGCTGACCTGAAGAAGATACAGGTTGTAGATTTAGTGCCATATCAAGGTGATTCAGATGATGCCTTTGATGTTGTACCTGATGGTTACTCTGCTGAGGCAGACGAAAAAATTCCTTTTGCCTCTTAATTAAAAGGATAGTGGGAGTTCCGGCTAAAACCTCCATTCGGTAATCAGCGAGGTCTCCCACATTTTATTTATGAAAAAAATAGATACTATAGTAGAAGATATATACAGTTTATTCGAAAAAAAGAATGAAGAGTTAACTGAAAAACAAGTAGATAAATGTATAGATGACTTTGCTAATTCGGTTAAAGTTCATGTAAAAGATTTTTTAAAACAGTTACCACAGGATAAACCTAGATTAAGATTATCAACTATAGGTAGACCAGATAGACAGCTATGGTATGATTTTAAAAAGCCACACAATGAACCTTTGGCACCTAGTACAAGAATAAAGTTTCTTTATGGTTATATATTAGAGGAGTTATTAATTATGCTTGCCTCTATATCTGGGCACAAAGTAACACAACAACAAAAACAAGTAGAGGTAGAAGGAGTTAAAGGACACCAGGATTGTTTTATTGATGGTGTGTTAGTAGATTGTAAGAGTGCATCTGGTAGAGGTTACAGTAAGTTTAAATATAATAACTTATCTAATGACGACCCTTTTGGTTACATCTCTCAGATATCTGCTTATGCAGAAGGTAACAAGGTAGATGAGGCAGGCTTCTTAGTTATTAATAAATCTACAGGAGAAATATGTTATACCAAAGTACATTCATTGGAGATGATAAATGCTAAGAAAAGAATACAAAAAATTAAACGAGTGGTTGATTCAGATACACCACCGGACAAATGTTATCCGGCAGTTCCTGATGGAAAGTCTGGCAACTATAAGCTCGATACTGCTTGTATGTATTGCAGTTACAAGTTTGATTGTTGGAGTGATGCTAATGATGGCAAAGGACTTCGTGTTTTTAATTATTCAACCGGTAAAAGATATTTTACTAAGATTGAAAAAGAACCGAATGTAGATGAAGTAAATGAAAAAGGAACATGATATAATACAAATAGAAAATGTCTTTTATTCTGAACCAGAGAACTCAGAGAAAAGACTTTTTCTTTGTGTTATATTACAAGCATTGTTAGACGTATCAAAGAATACTATTACGTCTAATGATAAAGTTAATAAAGCAAAGGCAGAGGCTTGGTTTTTTACAAAGGTAGGAGTTACGTGTGATAACTTTGAAGAAGTTTGTGATATGGCAGGAGTTCAGCCAGAAAAAGCCAGGTCTTTTGCCTACAAGGTTATACATGCAGACAATAAAAAATATTTGAGAAACAGAATTAGAAGTGTATTAAGAGGCGATAATGACAGAGAAGAAAAAAGACTGGACATTTGAAGATAATCATGCTAAACTATATGCTGATATGATAGATTATGAGGAGCAAGCAAACATGGGAATGATGGATGAAGCAATTAAAAAAACAGTAAAAGAAAAAGGTTTTACTAAAACAGATTTACAGAAAGAAGCTATGAAAGCTACATTAAAACAAGTAGGTGGTAGTCATTACAAAGATTGTAAGATACAACCTGTAGAATTTATTGTAGGTAATGACTTGACTTTTCTTGAAGGTAATATAATTAAATATATTACTAGGCATAGAAGAAAAGGTGAAGGTAGAAAAGATATAGAAAAAGTAATACACTATGCAGAAATGATTTTGGAGATGGAATACAATGACAAATAATTATTTACCTACAGAATATCAAACATTTATACATGCATCTAGATATGCTCGTTGGTTGCCTGACGAAAGCAGAAGAGAGACATGGATAGAAACAGTATCTAGGCTAAGTAACTTTATGCAAACACATTTAAAGAAAAACCTAGGTGTTGAAATAGAAAGTGAAACATGGAGAAAGATAGAAGATTATATTATTAATCTATCTGTTATGCCTTCTATGAGAGCATTGATGACAGCCGGCACAGCATTAGAAAGAGAAAACATTGCAGGCTATAACTGTTCTTATATTCCTATTGATAATCCAAAAGCATTTGATGAAGTTTTATATATACTTATGAATGGTACAGGTGTAGGTTTTTCTGTTGAGAGACAATACATAGATAAGCTACCTACTATACCAGATAGAGAGTTTGAAAAGTCAGATGATGTTATTTCTGTTGCAGATTCAAAAGAAGGTTGGGCAAGAGCATTTAAAGATTTAATATCTTATTTATATACTTGTCGAGTTCCAAAGATAAATGTAAGTAAGGTAAGACCTGCAGGTGATAGATTAAAAACATTTGGTGGTAGAGCAAGTGGTCCTCAACCCTTAGTTAATTTATTTGATTTTGTTATTGAGAAGTTTAAAGGTGCAAGAGGTAGAAAATTATCCTCTATGGAGTGCCATGATATAGTTTGTAAAACAGGAGAAGTTGTGGTTGTTGGTGGTGTGCGTAGGTCAGCTCTTATATCTCTGTCTAATTTATCAGACCAGAGATTAAGAGTTGCTAAGTCTGGTGCATGGTGGGAGACTAATCCAGAAAGAGCATTAGCTAATAACTCTGTAGCATATACAGAAAAACCAGATGCTGGTATCTTTATGAAAGAATGGTTAGCATTATATGAAAGTAAATCTGGTGAACGTGGTATCTTTAATAGAAAGTCTGCTCAAGAAAAAGCTAAAGAGAATGGTAGACGTAATCCTGATTGGGACTTTGGTACTAATCCTTGTAGTGAGATTATACTAAGACCTAATCAGTTTTGTAATCTTACAGAGGTAGTTGTAAGACCTACAGATACTGAAGAAACATTACATGAAAAGATAGAAGTAGCTACTATACTAGGTACAATACAAGCTACCCTTACAGACTTTGGTTATCTACGTAAGAGATGGAAAACAAATACAGAAGAAGAAAGATTGCTTGGTGTATCTCTTACAGGTATTATGGATAATAGTTTACTATCTAGAATGAGAACTCAGTTACCAGATGTATTAGGTAAGATGAGACATAAAGCTGTAATAACTAATGAAGAGTGGTCAAAGAAGTTAGGTATACCACAATCAACAGCTATTACTTGTGTCAAACCTTCTGGTACAGTTAGTCAATTAGTTGATAGTGCTAGTGGTATTCATGCTAGACATAATCCTTATTACATTAGAACAGTAAGAGGAGATAAAAAAGACCCATTAACACAGTTTATGGCAGACCAAGGCATACCTTGTGAAGATGATGTGATGCAACCTAATAACTCTGTCTTTTCTTTTCCTATGAAAGCAGACCCTAGTGCTATCTTTAGATATACTATGACTGCTATTGAACAGCTAGAAATATGGAAGTGTTATGCACAGCATTGGTGTGAACATAAACCATCAGTAACTATATCTGTTAAGGAACATGAATGGATTAATGTAGGTAACTGGTGTTGGGATAACTTTGATACACTATCTGGCATATCATTCTTACCTTTCTCAGACCACACATATCAGCAAGCACCTTATCAAGATATAGATGAAGTACAATATAATACTTTACAAGACAAGATGCCTAAAGATATTGATTGGAATAAATTAAGAGAGTATGAAAAAGAAGATAATACTAGGGGTTCACAAGAGTTAGCATGTACTGCAGGCTCATGTGAGTTGGTGGATATATAATGAATAAAGATGTTCTTTTACAATTAATGGTTATAACAATGGAAGAATGTGGTGAGTTAGTTCAAGCATGTAGTAAAGCTATAAGAAAAGATAATCATAGAACTAATGATTTATTAAAAGAAGAAATAGGTGATGTATATGCTATGATACAACTTATGACAGAGTTTGATATTGTTAGTTGGGATGAGTTAGATGAAAGAGTTAAAGTGAAAAGAAAAAAATTATCTAAATGGAGTGAGCTAGTTAAGTAAAATTTATGTTAGATGGAATTGTAATAATAATATGTATATTATTAATAGCTAATATTTTAAATATGATATAATTTTTTGTTGCATTTATATACAAAATGTGGTATAATATAATTATAAAGTGCCAATATGGACTTTAATTTTTAACTTGCTTATAAAGGAGAATAAAAATGGTAACATTTAATTTAGATAATATTACTAGACAAGCTATTGGTTTTGATAACTTGTTTAATTCAATGTTAAGTGATAACGTGGGTGATACTGGATATCCACCATATAACTTAATTAAAGATAAAGAAGATACATATCTTTTACAATTTGCACTAGCTGGTTTTAAAGATAGAGAACTTGATGTACAAGTAAAAGAAAATAAATTAACAATAAAGGGAGAGTCTTCTGATAAAGAAGAGGACTTAGAATATCTACATAGAGGTATTGGTAAAAGAGTATTTCAAAGACAGTTTGTTCTTGCTGATACTTTACATGTAGAGGGTTGTACTTTTCTTCGTGGTATTTTAGAAATAAAACTAAAACAAATTATACCTGAAGAAAAGAAACCAAGAAAGATACAAATAAAATAGGGAGTAAGGCAGGGATTCATTAGAGTCTCTGCCTATTTTTTTATGGCAAGAGCAATAGTAGGTGCAGGAAAAAGAATAAGAAGTTTTTTTAAGAAGATTACTTCTATAGGTAAGTCTAATAGAAGTAGACCAAAGAATAAACATAAACGTAGAAATTTTAAAAAATATAAAGGACAAGGTAAATGAGAATAATATTAATATTAATGGTTAGTTTAATTACAATGCAATTAAAGGCAGGTGGTTTATTTGATTCTATCGGATATAGGTACTATCATGATTTAGATAATGAACATGATGGCTCTAAGTTTAGAAGTTATGCCACTAAAAATTTATCTAATAATGATAAACTAAAAATAGCTTATGAAAGAAAAAGAATAGGTCAAGGTTTGGAAGCCGGAACTTTTTTTATAGATTATGAGTGGAAGTTCTAGTATGCAAACAAAAATTAGAAATGATATGGATACAGTGTATATTGGCTATGACCCTAGAGAACATGCAGCTTACGAAGTATTAAAGTTCTCTATTGAAATACGTGCCAAGAACCCTGTAAGAATAGTGCCTCTTAAAAAAGATGCATTAATTAAGAATGGTATGTTTAGAAGAAGGTCTAATAAGATAGGTAATCAACAGTATGATGAGATAGATGGCAGACCTTTCTCTACTGATTTTAGTTTTACTAGATTTCTTGTACCACATTTAAGTTTATATACTGGTCTATCCTTGTATATGGATTGTGACATGTATTGTTATGGAGATATAACAGAACTATTTGATATGTGTAGAGATAATTACTATCCTGTATGGGCAGTGCATCATAAGTATGATGTAGAAAAAGGTGTTAAAATGGATGGTCAAGCACAAGAGCCTTATAACATGAAGAACTGGTCTAGTCTTATGATGTTTAATAATGCACATCATTACCTTGATAAGTTAAGTATTGATGCTATTAATACAGAAAAAGGTAGATGGTTACATACATTTAAATGGTTGCCTGATGAAGTATCTGATATAGGTCAAATACCTGAAGAGTGGAACTGGCTTGATGGACATTCACCAGAGGATATGAAACCAAAGATTGTACACTTTACAACAGGTGGTCCTTGGTTTGCTAAATGGAAACCTAGAGGAGTAACTGAAGGCAAGTATGCTGTTAAGTGGTGTGAAGATGCTAGATGGTTACAGATGAAAGGAATAATACCAAGAGAAAAGGATTACTTAATACAATGAGAGAATTAACACACACTTTATATGGAGCTATACGAGCACATTATGAAGGCGAAAGGTCAAAGGCTTTATATCAATTAGACTTAGCTTTTCAAAAACCGGTAGCAATAGGTGAGCACCCAAAGATAGTGGAGGATTCTGTTGTTTTAATTAAACAGCTAGCCGAAGCTGAAGAGGCTTTGGATTCATTAGAAAAAAACTTTGGAGTATATAATGGCAGAGATTAATATTGTTACCTCTTTTAATGAAACTATTTTAAAAGATACAGCAATTCATTTATTAAATTCTACAAAAGAAAATTTAGATACAGATATATCTTTTACTTGTTATTATCATGATTGTAAAATAGATGCTTATTCTTTACCAGATTATACTTATAAAAGTCTGCATGATGTAAAAGACCATGAAGATTTTTTAAAAAGATATGCAGAGCATGATGGTACAGAAGAGGGAAAGATACCTTATAATGATAAACTAGATGCCTTGAAGTGGTCTCATAAAGTATTTGCTTTAACTGAAAAAGCATTTGATTTAGCAGAGAAAAGTAAAGAAGCAGGGTGGTTAATATGGATAGATGCT